TCGGGCGACTACGCTGAAACCTGACCCATTCACCGTCTTGATAGAACTCTCGATCTAGCACAGTACCGTCGCGCTGGATGCCCGGCTGGGTGTTGAGGGCGAAGACCTTCTTGGTCATCAGTAAGTCCCGCCTGAGACACCGCCAGAGAAGGTTCCAGTCCCGGTTACAGACAACCCAGAAGCCGTTACCGCAGCACGCAGCACCCCAAGGATGGCAATGTCAAACTGACCCGCGCCAGCCCGGTAGACGCCGGTGGTCGGCTCGCTTCCGAAGTACAAAGCAGGCGCGCCCACAGAGCCATCCAACAGGTTTACAGCAGACTGTCCAGCCACGATGGTGTTGGCGTTGACGAGGTTCTGACCATCGCATAGCAAGGTCGATTGTTGGTTTGAGGCGATGGTTGCGCTTGATCCAGACCCGGTGCTGATTGTCAGCGAGTACCCGGAGCTGGTCGTGGTGGAGTTCTGAATGTAGTAGATCTGGATGGTCGGCGGGACAATGATCGTCACATTACCGGTCAGATTGCCGCTGCTGATGTACTTCTGGATGGTGTTCGAGGCCTCAGACGAGGTCAGCGTGTAAGTGCCGCTGCTGACGGTCTTGACCAACTGGGAGAAGTTGAACTGCGTGTTCTTGCCTAGACCCACCGAGTAAAAGGCCGTCCCCGAGCAGGCGATCAAACAGGAATCCGACTGCTGCATGGTCACAGAGGCCGAGCCGTTAAAGGTGTCCGAACCTTGGCAAGCCACCGTCAGGGTTCCGGTGCCGCCGTTTCGCACCTGCGTGAACCAGTTGTTGCCGACCGTCGCCGCATCCGGCAGGGTGAAGGTTCCAGCGCCGCCAGTCCATAGGAAGAGCTTGGCGCGATCCGCGTTGACGGCGGTATAGCTAGTCGAGAATGCGCTGACCGGAGAGGATTGATTCAGCGTCAAGCCAGACGCATAAAGGCCATATCCGGCCAGAGTTGCGGCATCCGCGCTGCTGGTTCCAGTACCAAAGGCAATGATCCCCCAAGTGCCAGAGGTTGTTGCGTTGGTCGTGATGTAGATGTACTGGGCGCTATTTGCTGCAATCGTGATGATCGTGTTTGCGCCGGCGTAATCTTTGACGGTGAACGAGTTGGAGCCGACATTCCGGATCAGGGTATCCTGACCAACAGACGCTTGATTGGCCGGCGGCATGTACAGCGACAAACCCGCGGTCGTCGCCGTGACATTCATTATCCGGGCAGCGTAGTCGTCCGTCGCGTTGCCGTTGATCGGCCACTGGAGCTGGGTGTTGGCCGACAGCGTGACCGCACGATACGAGACATCCGTCGGCTGGATCACATTGCCGGTGAAGGGGGAGTTGTAGCTCATGGTCAGGAATCCAGTACAGTGGCCTGACGGTCAGCGATGCGCTGCACATCCTCGGCCTTCAGCGTGTTGATGATCAGGTCGTACTGCTGCTGCCACATGCCCATGCGCTCGTCGTTCTTGAGGAACGGCATGGCCTGCAGGAGTGACCCGTACAGAAGCGCCTGCGGGGCGTAGATGGTGAACCAGTTGGTCTGGTTCGAGGAATCCAGCGGCTGCACGCGCTCGTAGTACAACACCTCGAAGTTGTAGGCCGAGGCCGGGGTCGGAGCCACCAGCCAGTGCGTGTAGTCGTAGTCAGCGTAGAACTTAGGCGTTCCAGTGGCAGTCGGGTCTGGCCAATACTCGCGCAGGTACTCGTACTTGCGGAGCAGCACAGGGATGCGCTCGCCGTCCACGGTGACATTCATGGAGACCGTCTTGTGCCAGCGCGCCGGCTTGTCCACCGTCGCCTGATTGGCCACCATCGCGGAGGTGTTGACGGTCAGGTTGCCGAGGAACTTGATCTGGCTGGCAATCACCTGCTCGGCCAGCATGATGAACAGAGGGATCTTCTCCAGCGTCGCAGTGTCAGAACGCTCCAGATAGCTCTGGATGTTCTCGACCAGCGAGTCGTAGGTCATAACACTGGCAGTGGTCATCGGAAAACCCCTTTTCGTTGCAACATTTTAACCTTTTGTCAAGAAGAAAAATAGGTCAATTTCGACCAATTTCAGGCCAGCATGGTGTTGGCAGCAGCCTCTACTGACTCTACCCGAGCCAGCCAGCCCTTCAGGAACTTCTCCTGCTCCGGGCGCCGGGACACGATGCCCCGGTAGAACGCCTCTTTCTGCTCCGAAAACCGCTCCAGAAGCTCTTCCGGCCGGTGGTTGGACACCGCAGCCAAGGTTCCCGGCCCGATGGCTCCATCGTCCTTGGTTCCGGCCGCCCGTTGCAGGAACTTGGCCGCCTGACCCGTGCCGGCGTTGACCGCAAAGTCAAAAACCGCGTAATCCACCCCCGCTGGCAAGTCATCGCATCGGCACCGATCCCAGAATTGCTTCTTGTAAAACGGCTTTACCTGATCCGCAGTCAGGGCTTTCATCTCGCCGTCCATGATCGCCCGGCCAAGATACTCGCCCCACGCGATCCGCGTCACCCCGAGGTTGGTCTCGCCGCCCCGGTCGTGCGGGTCGTTGACATAGCCGCCCTCGGACTTGATGACATGGGCGAACGCGGCTTCCCAGTTGGCTTTCATTTCTCAATATGCTCCGTAACTTTGACGGCGGCCAAGATGCCAATAAAGCCGCCCACAATAGTGTTGAATGCTGGACCGATGATGGGGAATATGTCGTCATTGCTGACCACGCTGTTGGGCACGAACAGGCCATACAAAAAGACACCGACCATTGAGATCATCACCAGCGACAGCGTGACGCTGACAAGGATGGTCACAAAACAGATCGTGTTCTCGCGGTTCATTTTTTGTCCTTCATGGCGATGATCTTCTCCAGCGTCCTGCCGCCGAAGTAGAAAGACATGATCAGCATGCCCCACTGACCCAGCAGCTCGACATACCGCTCGTTGGTGTCGCGGTCAAAGGCAGACATCAGGGCAAAGATGAAGTAGCCAGCCAGAATCGCAATCAGCGTCATTGGCCGGATGTTCTTCGATAGCCAAGAGTCAGATCCCATGTCAGCCTTGAGCCTATCGGTCAGCTCGTGCTGCTCTGAGACATCCGCATTTAACTGGGCCAGCTCGCCATTTTGCTGCATCTCTAGCAGCTTCAGCTTGGCCGCCTCAGCAGCCGCCGGGTCAGGGAAGACCTTGTCAAGAATCTTGCTGCCAATATCTAGCACCGCACCGAGTGGGAACATATCAACCTCTGAAATAGATGGCGACGAAGATGATGATGCCGCCGATACCCAAGAACACGAAGATCCCCGCTGTCATTAGCAGCTCCTCCTGCTCCTGCTTCTTTCTTGCCGCTCTGTCCTTGGCCAGTCTTGCCTTGCGGATTGCTTCTCTGTTTGCCTCATCCTGCTCGCCAGACAGCCTGTCGCGTTCTTGGCACAGCTCTTGGTATAGCCCCAGCTCGCCCTTCATTGCGAAGAGATCCCGGAGCTGAACCTCGAACTCCTTGGCCTGCTTGCGAGCCATCACGATTTGGAACGCTTGCGACAGCACTGACTCTTGCGCTGCCGCTTCTTTTGGGTCTTCCGACTTAGGTTGAGCCTTTGCTACTTCAACGGCTTTCGCGGCCTTTTCAATCTCTGCCTGACTGTGGAAGAACGACTGCAGGTCTTCGTAACAGTCCTTGATCTCGTGGCCAAGCTCCAGCGCCTGTTTAACTCCAGCTACAGCCCCCTTGGCGACCGCAAAGGCTGCGCCTATGGTTATGGGATCGAACATTTCGCATAAATCCTCTCTACAGTCCGAGCAGCTTGCGGACAAATTCAGCTCCAACTCCGGGGCCGAGCAAGACCACGATGATCACCGCATAGAGCAGATACTCAATCTTGGTCATGCGCTTATCCCCGTCCTTCAAGGACGAGGCGATATAGCTGTACCGCTCAGAGCAGATGGCTTCGTGAACGGCCAGCTTGGTCTCAAGCGCTTCCATCAATCAAAGCCTCGCAGGGTCTTGGCCAGACGCGCACGCTGCCCCAGCTTGCCGGGCTTGTGAGAAGCGGCCTCCAGCTTCTTCATGGGGATATTCTTGCCTTCTTTCACACCCAAGGCAGAACGCAGCGAACCGGGCTTCTTGATGGCTTTCTGAATCCACTTCTCACTCATCTTTGCTCTCCTCAACGGGGGCTGCTGCAGCCTGAATCGCCGCGATCAGTTGGTACACCTCTTGGTACGGACGAGTTCCAAGATACCCGAGGATGCTGTTCACAAGTTCAACG